ATCCTTGAGCCCGCAGTAGGTCTGGTTGGTGGCGGTGACGATCGCCGCGCCGCTGAACCCGGTGCGAGCCTCGATCACGGTGTTGTGCAGCCCCTCCCCCACCAGGGTCAGCGAGGAGAGGTTGTCGACGTGCGCGGTGTCGAGCACGATCGGCGCGCTCACCATGTAACGCCCGCGTGGGAAGTAGATGACGTTGCCGGTGACGGTGTCGACGTTGGCATCGGCGGCGGCAATCGCCGCCTGGATCGCGGCGCGGTCGTCGGTCACGCCATCGCCCTTGGCCCCGAAAGCGCGCACGTTCACTGGCGCGTTGGTCATTGAGTAGGGTACACGGGTGGTCATTTACTCCCTTTCGACGCGCCCTTGGAGCGCAGGAATGTCAGGTAATCGGCGGCGGCCTCGACGTCCCAAAACGGCTTGACGCGCTCGGCCGCTATTTTCCGCGACGGGTCGATCACAACGGACACGCCCGGCGCCAGGCGCTTGGGCCGGAAGCCCTTCTCCTTGGCAAAGTCGTCGATCACCTTGTAGCCCGAGACGCGGAAGAACCAGTGCACCTCGCCGTCGATCGAGGGCTCGATGCGGGCCTCGTCGACGTGGGTGTGCCCGGCCACCAGGATGTGGTCCTTGTGGCCGAAGAGCAGCTCGCGCTTCATGCCGTGGGTGTCGGAAAACTGACTCTTGCCCGGGAAGTCGTGGCGGGCGTGGATGCGGATCTCCTGCCCGCCCGGGAAGTTGAGCGTGAGCCGCGCGCCGTGCGCCTGCAGCGGCCCGCTGGGTCCTTGCTTGACGATGAAGCTGAGCAGGTCCATGCCCTTCTCCCAGCAGTCGTGATTGCCGCCCACGACGAAGAGGTTGGGCGCCAGGCCCAGCATCCACTCGGTGAGCCGCAGCCCGTCGCGAAAGGTCGTGCCCTGGTTGGCGTAGAGCGCCTTCAAGCGCCCGACCCAGTTGTTGGTCAGGTCACCCACGTGCCCGGCAAAAAACGCCTTGGTGCGCCCGACCGTGCTCAGGTCGTGCTCGAGCTGGGCGATGTCGCAGTGGTCGTCGTCGACGTGCGGGTCGCCGACCAGGAATAGGCCGATGGGCCCGCTGGTCTTGACCTGCACGGGGATCAGCTTGGCCCAGGCCTCGTAGGCGTTGGAGCGCGCCATGCCGGCCTTCTTGCGCGCGATCAGCGCCTCGAGCGGCTCGTTGGGGTCGGGCGCCGGGGTGACGTTGAGCTCGTCGGCAAAGGGCTGCACGCGCTCTGCCCAGTACCGCACGGTGCTGCGCGGCACGCCAAGCTCGCGTGAGATTGCGTGGCAAGCGTCACCGCGCCTGATCTTGTCTTCGACCACGGCGCGCAGTTTGTTTCGGTCCATCAGTCAGCTTTCAGTTGTTTGCGCCAGTACAGCGCGCCCTTGTCCAGCCAGGGGCGGCTGGGTTCATAGAGCCGGTAGCCCGCGGCAATGAGCGAGTTGCTGCTGGCGGTGTTTTGGTAGGTGGCGGTCACGAGCCAGTTGAGCCCGACGCTGCGGGCAAAGCGCTCGCGCACGCGCAGCAGGCGCTTTTGCAGGCCCCGGCCCCGCCAGGCCGGCAGCACGCCCGCGCGCACCAGGTAACCGCAGTCGGAGAATTGAACGCTCGGCGTTAAGCCCGCAAAGGCGATCGCGCGCTCACCGTCAAAGACCAGCCACCAGGTGCCCGACTCCCACTCCGGCTGCTCGTCGCGCGGAAAGGTGGCCGCGTGCAGCACGCGCAACAGCTTGTGACTGGGGGCAACGCGCTCGACTCGCATGCGTCATTGGGGCTGGCTCGGCGGCGTCACACACACGCCTGCGGTGTAGTTCTGCAGAGCTCTTGCTTTCGCCTCCAGGCCTCGAGCATGTTCGTCCAGCGCAATAAGAGCTCTTCCACATTCACCGGCGATGGCGGCAAAGGGACCAGTAGCTCCGCTGGTGGGGCCGGGATGCTCGGCGGTGCGATCACGGACGGCATCGGCGAGGGCGGACTCGTAGTCGCGCAGCCGGTGAGCAGACTCACGAGCAGCAGCGGCAGCCGCCAACTTTTGTTTATCAAGCTCATTGCGCACCCTTTCAACGGTGGAGGCCAGCGCCTGCTCTTTCGCTCGAGCAGCTTCGCTCGCGGCCAAGGTTTGCGTGGCCGCCGCCGCGCGCTCGGCGTCCCACTGCTGCTGGATGTCAGCGCGCCCAGTCTTCTGCCCGCTGTGGTAGGCCTTCCAATGCGTGGCGCCCAGCACCACGAGCGCGACCAGCGCAATCACGAGCCTGAGATGCATTGCCGGTACTCCTTCTCGCGCCTGAGCGTCAGGCCCTTGAGCGGCTTTCCTTGGAAATTATCCCAGCGCAAAATTTCCTGGCACGCGCCGGCGTAATCCTGGGCATTGAGCTTGCGCACCAGGGTGGATTTGCAAAACGCACCCGAGCCGATGTTGTAGCTCAGCGAGATGTAGGCGTCGTACTCGTGCTGGTGCAGTGGCACTTTGACGCACTGCTTGAGCGCGCCCTCAAACTTCTGCACGTCCTGCAGCGCCCGCACCAGCGCCTGCGGCGGCGTGATCCTGTCGCCCATCATCACCCCGGCGGTGGTGCCGAAACCGATGGTGGGCACATCGCCTGGCACCGGGATGTAGGCGGTGTCGCGATAGCCCTCGTGCACGGCGATGCCCACCAGCGTCGCAGCGCTTAAGGCCAGGCCGGCAAGAGCACGACGGTTCATTACCGCAATCCCATGCGCCGCTCGTGCTCGGCCTGCTGGCGCTTGTCTTCTTTGTGGCGGTAGTACCAGTTGACGCCAAAGCCCGCGACCGCGATCAAGATACCGATCAGCACCGCGAACTCGTTGGAGACGAGCCAACCAAACACACTGGCACTGGCGCCGCCGTAGGTGGCCTTGCTGCCAGACGCCGCCATCGTTGCGTCAAAAGTGGTCTGCTGGTCTGGTGTCATGCTGCGCGCTTTCATACGAATGGCCGCATGGTAGGAGGCGAGCTGCGTTACACGGACACGCGCCAGGCAAAGAAAAGCCCGCACAAGGCGGGCCAGAATCCCAGCGCGGTGGCGGGCTTTTACAGGCCGTCGCCCGGCGTGATGTAGATCGTCGTGTTGGTGCTGGCCAGGCCACTGAAGTACGTGTCGACGTCGAAGCTGAAGATCTCGACGGCGCCAGGCACCAAGGGAATGCCAGCCGCCGGGCTGCCCGAGGTCGCAGCGACGGCCGCAGCCGCGGCAGCTGCCGCGCTGGCGCCGACACCCAGGTGCACGGTCACACTGCCGGCGTTAACGACGCGGTACTGGCCCGCAAATGCTGCGCGGCTGGTGGAGCTGGCGCTGGCCTGCACGCCCGTGGGCGCGGTGCTGGCGGCGGTGATGGCAACCGTGTTGCCCAGGGGTTTGAATGCGTTGTCCATGGTGGTGTCCTTTACGCGGCGATAGCGGCCTGGTAGGCAGCGATCACTTCTGGCGTGTGCGTGGCAGCACAGATGGCCTGCACGCGCTCATCCTCGCCGCTGTAGTCATCGCCGGGGGCGACAACGTGGCGGTGGAACGCGCCGCTGATCTGCTTGCCGTCTTCCATGATGGAAGTGCGCGTGCGAACCTGCACACAGCCGTTTTCGAGAACTTCGATACGGTCAACTACCTCAACTTTTTTCAATGCCATTTTGATCTCCAATCAAAATCAATTCTGGTCAACTGGACCAGCACAGTATTTATTTACGCTTGATTTAGCCCCAAGCGTTACGTTGCGGGGCTTAGATGGGAACCGTACACACGCAACCAGTCCGTACCAATTACATGGCCACTGCCAGTTGTGGCCCTAGACCAGCCAAGCAAAACCATATCGTTTGCGTCAAGCGAAGGGGCCAAGTTCCACACGAAGTCCCCGACGGTGTAAGTGCCAGATGAAGGTGCCGATGATGAGTATTCTTCGCGTCGCCCATAAGTGTTGTTTCGAACAATCACCGACGCGGACATTCTGTTCGCTGGGTTTGTCAGCGCTGGAGTGATTGAAAGAATGTTGTTCTCGACCGCGCCGTTGCTTTCCGTAGCACTTCTGAAGATTGCGTTGTCTTGCCAATCCATAAACATATTTTCTGAGATACGAAAGCCAGAAATGTTGAACAACACCAAAGCGTTGACGGCAGTCCCAGCGGTTCCGTGAATCAATGTGCGGCCGCCGAAGAAATAGCAGCCTTTGACTACCAAGCCTTTGACCGAATTGGCATCGGCGCCATCGCAACTGATTGCAGCGCCTTTGATGTTTTCAAAATAGCAACCGTCAAACACAACACCGCTAATTGTTGTTCCCGTAACAGGTGCAAGCAAACACCCATAACCGGATGTGCTGGTAATCCCCTCAAAGTCGCAAGCGGTGAACTTTAACGCTGCGGTGTTGCCTGTTACTTTGATGCCGGTAGCACCCCGAAACTCCACCTTGTCAAAATGGTTGTTATTGCACTCAGAGCCGTAATTAAACAACTCTGTCGTAATGTTGTACGCGGATACGTTCTTCCAATTATTTGACCAAGCGTTGTCGCCGCCCACACCTCGATATAAGTTGTAGAAGTAGAGGTTTGAAAAGCTGGATTTGTTGACCCATGTAAGCGTCATACCCCGCGCTAAATTATTGTCTGACCACAGCGAGATGTTTTCCATCCGAAGGTCTTGAATACGAGCGCCAGTCGTGCCAGTAAAATCAAATATGCTTACATCAGTACCAAAACCATTTGCGTAAATAATTGAGTCGAACTTGCTTTCTCCGACGATGTTGATGCTTTTGTTGATCGTCAATGCTGCAGTTACGACGTAAACGCCCTTGGGCACGTACATGGTTTGTCCGCGCGTTAGCGCAGCGATGCAAGCTACAAAAGCAGCTGTATCATCCTGCAAGCCGTCGCCTACCGCGCCAAAATCTTGCACGTTGGCAACAGCGCCTTGAATCATAGAGTGAGTGACTTTTGTCAGCGCCATGTCTTTCTCCGTTTATGCTGCAAGGTAGGTCGCTGCAAAATAGATCGTTGCGCCATTCCCAAAAATTGCAGGGTTGTTCGTTGCCGTACTACCAGCGGCAGCCAAAGATGTGAAACGCAGGTTTGACGAGTTTCGAACCACGTAGCACTGCAAGTGAATGACGTTGATAGCAAGATTTCCAAAGTAACTTACTGGTCCAGCAAACCCGGCACCGCTCGGAGGATTTGTTGCCGACGTGAACGGAAGACCACTAATTGTGTCCGTACTACCTGTTCCTAGATTTGTCACTGCATCAATGCAGCCATAAACGTGAACAAGGTTGCCGACTTTTGTGTATGCGCCCTCAGAATAGCCAGTCCAAGTTCCACCAAGCGTAGGCGTCCACGTTCCTTCTTCGTAATCGTCAAGCAATTCGCTTGTGCCTGTACCTGGTGTGGCAGAAAAGTCAATGCCTTTTCCAGAAGTGCCGATGACTAGATTACCGTTAACGATTGTTTGATCACCGGTGCGGCTCGCGGGGTTTCCAACTGTTTTTAACATGACGTGCTGTCCTTTCAGAAGTACGAGACTTCAATCTTTGCGTTGACCGGCGGCGCCTCGGAAAACACCAGCGTGTTGCTGCTGAGCGAGTACGTGCTCTTCTGCTGGTACACGCCGCTCACGTACACCTGGGTGCTGTCTTCGCTCTGTGGTAGCGAAGGCAGCGCAAAATTGGTCTGCGCGCCGGTGCCAGTAAATGCTGCCGTAGCGATCGACAGTGAGGTCTGCGGCAGCGCCTCGCCGTAACGGGCCAGCACGGTGGTGCCGTTGGCCGGTGCGTTGGTAAACACCAGGTTGCCGTTGACCAGCAGGTAGTCAGCGGCCGGGATCTGCACCACGCCGCTGATGGAGACGTCCAGGTTGCCGATCACGGCCGGGTCTTCGGTCAGTGCAAACGTGGTGGTCACGCCGTTGCCGGCGAACGTGTCGTAGCGATGGTTGGCGTAGGCGACGACGGTCACCAGGTCGGCAAGCGGCACGTTCTCAAGCCCCGTGCCGGCGACGTTCCAGGCGATCGCGTTGGACGCCGCGGGCGCCGGCAGCACGGTACTGGCCCCCGAGGTCACGGACACTTGCACGGCCCGGTTAAGAATTTCGCGCAGCTGCTGGATTTGCATGGCCAGGCGGTCGAGTTCGTTCTCGAGCGCAAGCGGTGAGAAGTTCCCACCGCTTGGCAGGTCCAGAGGCTGGTCGTAGGGCAGGTTGCCGATGATCGTAAGTTTGCTGCCCACCGGCAGCGGGCTGCCGCTCAAGGGGTAGGTGACGGTGCCGCCGGGGCTCGTGTCCTGGTTGGCGTTGACCGAGACGCTATAGTCGGTGTTCAGCACCAGTGCGGTTTCCACGCCCAGGCTGTTGGCGATCGTGACGGCGATGTCACTCGCGGCGAACACCTTGAACGTGAACGGCCAGCTGGTCTGGGCGCCCGTGCCAAGGAGTGGCCCGGCCTTGCGCGGGGTGGAAGGGGTCGTCATTAGGCAGAGCTCCTACGGATTACCGGGGATGGTAGGCGTGGGAGCTCCGCTCACGGACACATCAGCGCTGCTTGCTCTCGGGGCTGGCCGTGCCGGTGATGACGCCGCGCGCCAGGTCGACGGGGCTGGTGGGCTCGATGTCGCCGCCCGCGATGCCGGCGAGATACCCGATCGGGCGCTGCAGACCGTAGATCGGCAGGCCGGTGATCATGGTCGCAGCGGCTGACACATCGCGCACCGCCTTCTGCACGTTGCCGTCGTCGACGATCGCCTTGTAGACGCTCGAGGGTGCGCTGACGGTGGACTCAATCAGCGACACCGCCGGCGACAGGCTGAATTTGTCGTCGGCCGGGTTGTCGTTGAACCGGTTCACGACCAGCTGCGCGGCCTGGCCCACCAGCGGGATCTGCGCGGCCAGGCCCTTGAGCGTGCCCAAGCCAAACACCGCGAGCAGCCAGTCGTCGATCCAGCCGTCCTTGTCTTCGTCCTCGGGCCCGCCTTTGAATGCCTGGGCGATCGCCTCAGCCACCCAGATCGGCACCAGCAGGCCGGCCAGCGCCACGTACAGGATCTTGCCGGCGCCCTTCTTGATGCCCATCTCGCCGGCGATCTGCTTGACCGCCGTGGCGTTGGTGTTGGCCATCATGTTGAAGTAGCTCACGAACTGCGTGAACAGTCGCGCGTAGCCCGGGCCCGACTCGAATCGGCTGATGTCCTCGGGCAGGGTCGAGCCCTGCGTCTGGCGGATCACGCCGTCCGCAAAGCGCACCGCCTCTTTGGCGTCCTGGCCCTGCTCGATCGCCTGGTTGTAGGCGGCGGTCCAGATGATCGGGCTCATGGTGTTGTCGACCGCGGCCTGCATAAAGTAGGCGTGCCGGTTGGTCCAGGCCTGGCCCCGTTGCAGCAGCGTCGGGTTGACCAGGATCTCCTCGACGGCGTCGTTCATGGCGCCGACTTCGTTGAGCATCCGGTCCTTCATGTAGGGCGAGGCCTCGGCCACCTCAGTCTTCATGGCCTTGGGGTCGGCGATGAACTGCGCGGTGGCGTTCATCATCAGCCCCGGCTTGACCTTGACGCCGGCCAGGCTGAAACCCGTGATCTGCTGGAACGTGTTCGACAGATTCGCGAACATGAGCGCCATGCCGGCGCGCGAGCGGGCCGCGCTTAAGAATCGACTCAGCTTGCGATCGCCCACCACCGGGGTCTCGACCACCTGCTTGGCTGCGCGGTTGAGCCAGGGGATCAGCATGCCCTCATAGGCGCCGGGATCGATGCGGTCGAGCGCGTAGCTCACGCGCTTATTGGTGAGCAGCCGGCGCACGTCAGTGACCGCGCCTTGCAGGTGCGAGAACAGCAGCACCTTGTCCATGTGCTGGCCAAGCGCGCGCAGGTCCAGGAGCAGGGGCTGGTTGTACTCGACGCGGGCCTTGGTGAACCCGCTGGGCGCGGCCGGGAAAGCGTAAGCCATCGACTCGTTCTCGCCCTCGGCGAGCTCGCGCAGCTTCGCGTCCTTGACCAGGCGCGAGTCGGTCTGCGCCGGCACGTAGCCGCCGCGGTAGGTGCCAAAGGGTGTGACCACCTCGTTGGCCGTGACCTCGGCAAAGTAGCGCCCGAACACCTTGCGGTGCGTTTCCTGGGCGAGGGGTTTCATCTCCTCGAGCAGGTCCCACACACCCTGGGCGAAGTCGTAGTGCGCCTGGTTGATCTTGCCCTCGCCGATCATGCGGGTGATAAACGCATCCCAGCGGCCGGTGTCGAGCGTGCCGTCGGCGTTCTCGCTTGCCCAGCCCCGGCCCAGCAAGAGCTTGCGTTTGTTGGAGTCGTTGCCGGTGTGCAGGATCGCGTGCAGCAGCTCGGCCGTGCCCGAGTCGCGGGCATTGCCGAAGGTGTAGCCGAGCTCGGGCGCCTCGATTGGGCCCGGTGGCAGCTGCGGTGCGATGGCCTGCAGCATCTCGGTGAACTTCTTGCGGTAGGCCACCCGGTCGGTGCGGTAGCGATCGGCGGCGTCTTTGACGGGCTGGAACACCAGGCGCAAGAACGGGCCGCCAAACGCGCCGTCCAGGCGCTCGGCCCACTGCTCGACCCGGCTCAGGATTGACTTGGCAAACTGCAGCTTGAGGCCCCGCTCCTCGCGGTCGGTGATGGCACCCCGCTCGCCCGGGATCTCGGCCGGGATGCCGATCGTGTCCATGCGCGCCATGAGCTCGTCGGCGGCGTCCTCGATGTCCATCAAGTTGCCGTCGACTTCCATCTGGCGCGAGCGCTTGGCCAGCACCCACATGGCGCGCAGCTCGTCGGCCAGGCCCCGCAGCTCCTCCATCGTCATCTCGGGCAGGGGCTTGGCGTTCAACATCGCGGTGTCGACGCTGGGCTTGAGCGCTGCGTACATGGCCGGGTCGTTGCGGCTCACGGTTTCCATGTAGGCGATAGCGCTCTTCTCCAGGCGCGGCGCCACGTCGTAGGCGGCGAGTATTGCGCGCATCGCATTCACGACGTCCGGGTCACGGCCGCGCTCGACGGTCTTCTCGTCGTTGCCCTGGGTCACGCGCTTGAAGAACTCGAGGATCTTGCGCACCTCGACCTGGGCGTCCTGCAGCGCCTTGGCGGCGTAGTTGTTCAGGAGCTGGTCGCGCTTGGCCTGCACGGCCTCCTCGCTCTTGCCCTCGGAGGTGAGCTGCTGCCAGCGCTTGCCGGCACGGGCCTCGGCGGCGCGGTGCTGCCAGGCGGCGTTTTTCAGGTCCTTGAGCCGGCGGCGCGCGGCCAGGTTGAGCGCGAACTGCTTGGCTGCCTCGACCACGGTGTTGACCGTAATCGGCCGGCCCCGCACGTCGGTGCGCCCGGTGTCCTGGCGCTGGTTCATCATCTCGGCCTGGGACTTGAGCTCGGTCGCGAGCGCACGCGCGCGGGCCTCGTTGTGCACGGCCTCGTTCGCTGCCGCCTCGCGCGCCTCGGGCGTGGCGAGATCCCCGTGGCGCTCGAGCATGCGCTGGTCGGTGATGCCCTCGACCACGGAGGCGATCGACTCGGCGTCCAGGATCGCGCGCACCAGCTGGTCGCCGGTCTCGTAGCCGAACATGTCGGCCACCATGTCGGGGTGCAGGCCTTCCTTGCCGGTCATCCCGCGCAGGCGCGTGAGGTCGGGGCGGCCCAGCATGGTCTCGGGGTACATCTCGGCCAGTGCCTCGGTCGACAACCGGAAACCCTTCTCGGCCTTGATCAGGTCGCCGGTGGCGGGGTCCGTGGTCTCGCCCTTCTTGAGCCAGCTCATGGCCCGGTAGACGGGCTGCTGCTCGACCTCGGCGCGCACCTCGGCCTCGACCTCCTTGCGCAGCGTCTTGGCCTGCTTCTCGAGCTCCTTGAGCGTTTTGCCGCGGGCTCGCACCACCCACTTCAGGTCGCGCAGCGAGCGCGCCTGCAGCGCCTCGATCGCCTCGTTGGTGGCCTCAAAGTCGGGCAGCATGCCGGCGGCCTCCTCGGCCTGGGCGATCTGCTCGTCGGTGGCCATCAGGCGACCGAACACCTGGCGCACCTCGTCGTTGACCTTGAGGTTGCGCGCACGCATGAACTCGGTGAGCGATTTGTAGACGTTCACCAGCCAGGAGCGGAAGCGCCGGAACAGCGGCTGCAGCTCGGGGCTCGGGGCCTTGCCTTCGAACAGGTACTGCTCAAAGGACTCGGCCCAGCGCTCGTGGTATGGGCGTTTTTGGTCGAGGGTGTAGTTGTTCCAGGTCGCGAGATCGGGCACGCCGAACCACTTCAGCGTGGCGGCCATGTCGTCTTTGATCTGCTGCGGGGTGTTGGCCTGGCTCGCGAGGTCGGCCAGCACCTCGAGGAAGAAGTGCCCTGACTCGTGCAGGAAAGTGGAAAGGTCGGCGTTTTCGTTCAGCGTGACGAGCAGCTGCTCGGGGCTGAACGTGCCGCGGGGGCCCTGCTCTAGGACGCCTTCTGGCCCAGCACTTCCTGTGCGATCGCCAGGTCCTCGTTCTCCTCGTTGAACTCCTGCTGCGCCGACAGCGGCCTGAAGCTCGGCGTCGACGGCTGCGCTGGCGGCGGCGATGTCGGCGTCGGGGATGCCTTGGCTGCGGGCGAGCTTGGCTGCTGCGTTTGCGTAGTCGGGAGCTTCGTCGTCTTCGTAGCCATCGGTTGCCTCATCGGATGTTTTTGCAGCATCGTACAGGCGCTTCTCAGGATACCAGAGCAGCGCTTGCAGGTCTGACATTGTAAGCGCTGGATAGGTCTTCTGGAGTTCACCCAGCACCTGGGCAAACACCTTGCGAATGTTGCCGCGCTCAGGGGGCCCCGACGGGGCTTCTTTCTGTCCGTCGAGATATTTTGTTAAAGCGTTGCCCGCCTTGCGCAGCTCGTCGCCAACCGAGACGCGCTCCTGGCCTTTCTTCGGCTCGCCCAGCAGCTCGGTAAAGCGCGCCTGAAGTGTCTCATCGGCGACACCGATGACGGCCATGGCCTTGCGGTTGGCTGGCTTTTGCGAAGCCTTCCAGATGGCCTGGCCGACCGCGTCGACGTCGCCAACCGTGAGCTTGCGTTTGATGATTGCCTCGAACGCTTTTTTGTCGGCAGGCGTGAGCGACTGGATCAGGCCCTTGAGCAGCGTGCGCTTGGCCTTAACCTGCTCGGGGTTGGCCTCGACCAGGGTGCCGGTCCAGCGGCCCCAGGTGCGCATCAGCCAGCGGTCCATGGTGAGCTGCTCGAAGCGCCCGTACAGGTTCATGAAAAACCCGTTGCCGATCTTCGGACCCAGTGCGGCGGCACCGTACACCAGGGTGGTCTTGTTCTCGCCGGTGACCTTGTTGCCGGTGAACTTTTCGACCTCGCCCGCAGGCTGCAGCGTGGTCATGAACTTCTCGACGACCTCGAAGCCGTGCTTCTCGATCAGCGTGTTGTAGAGCCCCAGCGAGCGGTTGATTGCTTCGGCGGCGGTGCCGATGCCGACGTCGGTGGGCATCTGACCGGTGGTCTTGTAGCCCTGGTAAACCTTCTCGGCCAGCTCGAAGTTCTTGTCGACCTTGAGCCCGTTGGAGGTCACGGCCATGGCCCACACAAACGCGAACTTGGCCTGCGGGTCGGTGGCGATCTCGGGGTGGATCAGCGACACCAGGCGCAGGGCCTTGGTCACTTTTTCGTTGTACCAGCCAACAGCGTTGGCGTTGGTGCGCAGCGCGGTTAGGCCATCGGCCAAGGCAATGCGCACCAGGTACTGCTCGGTGCCTTGCGTGAACTCGTTGAGCTTGACCTTGGCGGCTTTGGCGGCAGCGACCACGCGCGCTTGGAGGGAGAGCTTGAAGTCGCGGTTGGTGGGGAACGACTGGGTGGCGGCGAACTCAAACGCCGACTCGACGTTGGCAGTGGCGTCGACCTCGGCCGGCACGGTCTTGCCCTTTTCCTGGACACCGCGCTGCTCGAGGATGCCGGGCGCCTGGGTCGGGCGCTCGTTGAACACCGACTTGACCTGCTCGGGGCGGAACGCCACGACCTCCCAGGCCTGGCCGTCGCCGCGCTGGGCGATGACACCGTCGTAGCCTTCACTGATCAGTTGGTCAGTGATTGCTTGGTTTTCCTCGGGCGTGCGGCGAGTGCGGCCAAAGCGCTCAATAAAGGCGTCTTCGCTGATCGGGTTTTGAATCGAAGCGTAGAGCGGGTAGGTCTGCCCCTGCTCGCCCCGAGCGTAACCCTCGGCGCGGCGGGGCACGCCGGTCATGTAGATGCCAGTGCCGAGCAGGCCCGTAGTCGGGCGCATCTCGGTGACGCCCTCTGCCGGGAGCGTCTCGCCGGCCATGCCGCGGTAGAGCTGCATGGGCGCGCCGTCGGCGTTTACGATCTTGGACTCGCCGAACCAGGTGCGGAACTCGGGCGTGGTGACGTCGGCATTCAGCACACCGCCCTGCCCCACCTGCTTTGCCGCCACCTTCAGGTTGTAGCGCTGGAAGAGCTCCTGCGGCGTCAGCCCGACGCGCGCGGCCATGGTCGAGAAGAAGTTGGCCTGCAGCGTGGCGTAGGCGTCGTTCACGTCGGGCGTGAACCGCCCGGTGCTGCTGAGCTGCTCGAGGATCGCGGTCTTGACCTGCTCGCTGCTTTGCTGCCAGGCCTGGGTGTCGGCGGCTTGCTGCAGCACGCGGTCGGCTTCTCGGCGCAGGAGCTGCTCGGTGAGCTGGGCCTCGACGCGCGAAGGCGCGTTGGGCCGCATGCGAGCGTTGTCGTTCAGGATCTGCTCGAGCTCGGTGCCGGGCGCCACGGTCAGCACGTCGGCCATCGGCACAGCGACCGTGCTGTTGGCCTCGAGCGCGCCCGGGATCTGCTCGCGCACCGACTCGGGCAGCTGCGCCAGCAGCTCTTGCGGCAGTTGGTTCAGCACCTCGGCGTCGACGTAGACCTCTTTCTTGGCGCCGTCGTTGGCGTCGACCACGCGCTGCACGTGGGCGCGGAACTGCTCGGGGCTGCGCTGGCGCAGCATCGAGGTCGCGGCCAGCTGCATCTGCTGCTGCAGCAGGTCCTGGTCGAACTGCAGGCTGCGATCGCTCGCGGCCTCGATGACCTTGTTGATGCCCTTGATCGTGGAGGTCTGCACGCCCACGCCGACCAGGGTGGCGATGAACGTCTGGTAGGCGGCCTCGGGGCGCTCCTGGATGAACTCGGCCAGGGTCTTGTCCGGGTTCAGGTTCATCCACTCGTTGAAGTCTTGCGTCAGCGTGGTGAGCTGCTCGGTCCAACCCTCGCTCAGGGTTTGGCGGCCGAGCAGTTTTAGCAAACCGGTATTGGCGGCCAGGTCCCCAAACAGCTTGGCGGCGGGGATGCGCTCGAACACGTACTCGAACGTGCCCTGCGGGATCGCGTAGACGGCGGCCTGCAGCTGATTGCGGCCCTGCTCGCGTGCCTCGTTGAACGCGGCCGAGCCCACGCCGGCCGAGAGGATACCGGCCACCGTCGAGGCGGCCTGATTGGCGGTGGCGTAAAGCCCGCGGTAGAGGCCCACCGGCAGGATCGCGAGGTTGGTGCCGGCCGACTGCAGGCCTGAGCGCACGGCCTGGCCGGTGCTTGACTCGGGCTGGAACCCGTACTCGTCCATCACGCCCTGCAAGCGCCGGGCCGTGCCGCGCGCGGCCTGCGCCCCGCTCTGCCAGCCGATCAGGTCGTTCACGGTGCCGGCAACGTCGAAGGCCATCTTGCCCACGCCCACCGTGCCGCCGAGCGCCACGGACTTGGCGGCGCCGGCGAGATCGCTCGGCAGCCCGCCCTTGGCATCGGCGCCCATGACGTAGCGCACGCCGCGGCCGACCGAGCGCTCGAGGTTCTTGAGCGTGTCGAGGTCGTCGATCGAGGTGGTCGTGAACGTCGGGTCGACCAGCTGCCGGTAGAGCACCGGCGACTCTTGCGCGAGTTGGATCAGGTCGATGGCACGGGCGCGCTCTTTGAGGCGCAGGGCCTCGAGGTTGCGCTCGACCACCGGCAGCGGCACGCCCGAGGTTTGCGACAGGCGCAGTCGCTCGGCGGCAATGTCCGGGTCGCCCTGCAGCGCCGACTCGATGACGGTGCGGGCGCGGTTTTGTTGCAGGTTCTGCTGCTCACGCGCCAGCGGCAGGTAGGGGTTGTCCTGAACGTCGGGCGATTGCGGTGCGCGCTCCTGCGCCAGACGCAAGTAGTCGGTCATTTAGCGGTGCCTTTCGCGGCGGCGTTGGGGCTGAACGTGACGCGGTCTTTGCTGGCGCGATCGATGATTGCTTCGATCTGCGCGTCGGTCAGACCCAGGGTTTTGAGGTCGCTGGAAATATCGCGCACGCCAACTTCCATTTGCTCTTTGACGGCGGTGGGCAATCGCGTGTCGTTCAAGAGCCGCTTGACCACGTTCTCGAGCTGTCGTGTTAGCGTCGGAACATCTGCCGGCTGCGCGGGCGCTGGCGCCGCGGCAGGCCGGGTCTGAACCGTGCTTTCCGCGGCTTCGCGCATGATTCGTTGCCGATCGTTTTCGAGATCGGTTCGCGCCGCGGGCGCCGGAGCGGGCGCCGGTGCGCGCGCGGCCGGTGCCGGAGCGGGTGCCCTCGCAGGCGCTGGTGCAGGCGCTGCTGCGGGTGCCGGCGCTGCAACCGGGGCAGGCGCGGCAACGGGTGCCGGAGCTGGTGCAGCGGCCGGGGCCGGTGCAGCCGGCCGATTGCGCTGGGCAGACAAGTACATCTCGACCACGGCCTGCTCGGTGGGCACCTGGCCGGTGGCCTGCAGCGCCTGGATGATCTGGCGGCGATCGGTGGCCGGCACCGAGGACACCTTGTAGTTCTTGCCGTTGACGCGCACGTAGGCGTTGCGCATCTCGTCGGGCGTGACCAAAGCCGTGGGCTTTTGCGGGTCGGTGCCCCACTCGTCGACGTACACCTTGTCCATCACCACGCGGTCGACGATCGCCTGCTTCTCGTCGGCGGTCAGATCCTTGCCGCCCTTGTTGGCCGAGGCCAGGCGTACCTGGCGGTCGATCTCGAGCGTCAGTCGCGACGCGGTGTCCGGGTCTTTTTTCTTGTCGATGCCGAGGCCAATCAGCGCGGTGTTGATGCGCGCCTCGTCGGTCAGCATGCTGTCTTGCTTGACGCTGCCGGGCTTGGCCGCGGCGCCCTGGATGTCGAGCAGCGACTCCATCTGCGCCGGCGCGATCCGTTCGGTGTAAGCGCGCAGGTCGACCTTTTCCCCGCGGGCGAGTTTTTCGCGCACGTCGATGTAGGTGCGCATGTCGGTCTTGACCGGAGTGCCGGCGGCCAGGCGCTCGGAGCGGGTGCGCTGCGACTCTTGCAGCTGGGCGCGCTCGCGCCCCGACATTTGCGAGAGGACCGCCTCGGGGATCTTTTGCCCCTGGGCAAACAGCTGCCAGGCCTGGTCGGAGGCGCGGGCCTCGACCTCTTGCTCGGCCTGCTTGACCAGGGCGTGGTTGTTGCGGATCTGGTTGAGCGCCTTCTCGCGGCGCTGCGGGTCGGTGATTTTGGCGGCGTCGGCCAGCTGCTCGGCGAGCGGCTTGGTCGCCACGCTTGCAGCGAACTGGGTCGCGAACTGGTTGTCGAGCTCGCCTTTTAGCACCTGCTCAACGCGCGCCTGGTTCTGGAACCCGACCTCGGCCTTGTTGGCGTCGTAGTAGGTTTGCGCGGCCTGGGCGTTGACCTCGGCGAGCTTGGTGATTTGCGCCAGGTGCATGGCGGACAGGTTCTTGCCGGCCTCGGCCTGCACCTGCTCGGTGGTCCAGCCCTTGCGCGCGCCGAGCACGGCGGCCTTCTCGCGGATCTGCTGCGCGGTGCTCGCGACGTTGCCCGAGGTGACCCCGAACTGGATCGTGGTGTTGACGTCGGCGGCGTAGGTCTCGTCGGCGTGGCGCTCTTTCTCGGCCCCGGTGAACGTGCGCACGTTGCCCATTGCTGCATCACGCTTGGCCGCCAGACTGCGCCCGGCGATTGCACCGGCGCGGGGGTCAAGATCGGTGCCGTAAGTTTTGCGAGCGTTTTCCCACCAGGCCTGAGCGGCCGGGGCGTAGCCGTCGGCGTTCTGGCCTCGGTACTTGGCGCGGCCTTCTGTGCTTGAGTCCCACTTCAACCACTCGCTGGTGATCTTAGACTCGACAGTGCTGGCCTTGGCCTGCGCATCGCGCAGGTCGATGCGATCGGCGGCCTCGGCCACCTGGCCCAGGCCTTGCGCGAGCGCACGCGCGCCCGAGCTGACGTCGGGCGTGTTTTGGAAGGCGGGTTGCAGCGGTTGCGTGCGGACCTGGCGGTCGCCGTAAACGGGAACTTGCGGCATGACTTACGGCCCTTTCCGGGTGTAGGTGTACCACTTGTCGGCCACCTGACCGCCGCCGGCCAGCAGCGACCCCGCTGCGCCGTACATGGAGTTCAGGCTGTCGGCCCGGCCCTGAGCCAGCATGTTCTGGCCGCGGGCGCGCAGGTTGTAGGCCTCGCGCCGGGCGTTGTCGCGCGTGGTGGCAACGTCCGACTGGGTGAAAAAGTCGGTCTGGTCTTGCAGGTCGGCGGCCGTGCCGTAGGTCAGATCCAAGCCTTTGCTGGCGAGGTTCACGCGCTGCGCGGATTTAAGTGCGGCGCCCTTGCGCTGCACCGCCAGGGCGTCCTGCTCGCCGCGACGGATGGCGTCGTCGGCCGCCATCTCGGCCATCTGCGCGTTGTTGCGCGCGACCTGTTTGGCGGCGTCGGCCTGGTTCATCGCGCTGATGGTGCTGATGCCAGTGCCCGCCGCGGAAAGCCCGAGGGCGATCATTTGCGCGGTGGTCATGCCGGCGGCGGCAGTGCCGGCGGCAGCGGCCGCGGTGCCCGCAGCAGCAGCAGCGGTGCCGGCGGCAGCGGCGGTGCTTGCAGCAGCCGCGGTGCCTGCAGCGGCGCCACTGCCGGCAAGCCAGGTGCCGATGGCGGCAATGGTGGTCGGCTCACACATGGTTAGGCTCGCATTTCAAACGGGTGGAAAGGCTCACCGAGCGCGCCGTAGGGCACGGCTTCATGCAGCGTGAACCCCAGACGGCGCAGCCAGCGCACGCTGGTGGTGTTCTTCGCGTGCACAAAATTCACCAGGTGCGGGAACGCCTTTAGCATTCGGGCAATGTACTCGGGGGTGCTGCGGACAAGGACACGCTGGTGTCGGTCGAGCACCGGCGTGCCGAGCATCCAGGGCGAGCCGATGCCGGTGAGCAGGTTGACCGGGGCCACGCCCAGGATCGCGGCAAGCTCACCGTCGACCCACCCGCTCCAGCACAACACGGAGCGCTCGACGCTCGCCTGGATGCCGGCGGCGATGTCGTCCCGACCGTAGGCCTGGCACTCGGCCAAGTCGGCGGGCCGAAGGTGGGCGATGAGGTGCTCGGCGTCGCCCGGTGCGGTGGGTCGGATCGAGACCTCAGCCACCGCTCTGGATCTCGAGCGTCATCGAGAGCACGGTGAGCGGCAGCGGCAAATCTTGCCGCACGCAGATCGCGGCGTCCTGGTTCCAGCTCGGGTCGATCGAGAGTGTGAGCTCGCCGTCGCGCAGCGCGGGCGGTGAGCCGTAGGGGTCGGAGATGGCGCGCGCCGGGTACTCGCGCAGGCGATCAAACGCGGGCCCGGCCTTGATCACGCTCGACTGCGACACGCGCAGGTGCACCTTGTTGACGTTCTTGACCGTGCCCTGCCCCGCCGCCTGGGCGCCTTCCATTGCGAGCGGCAGCGTGCGCAGATCCGCCGTGATCGGCAGCCCGATGTGCACCAGGCTTGCGGCCGTGCCGAGCACGACCTGGCCGCCGGTCACGACCTGGCGCGCTTCGACCGCGCCGTCGGCCAGGATGTCGACGGTCTTGCCCTCGAGGTGCGTGAGCCCACTGATTGTGGTGGCCGGGGCGCCCGAGTAGGTGAGCCCGGAGTCGACAAAAAACGCATCGTCCTGGTTGGTGAACAAGCGCGAGCGCAGGCGCTCGATGTAGCGCAGTTGGCTGGCGCCGATCGTGCGGCGCACCACGGCGTAGAGCACGTCCTCGTTGTTCTCAGGCACCACGCACACCGACTCGAACGTGCCCTGGGTGTCGTGCGCGTGCCAGCCGTAGACCTGCTGGTCCGGCACGTAGGTGAGCCCCAGCAGCACGCCGTCGTCGCGCACGGCCCACAGGATCGAGTCGGGCGCGCGGCTGTAGGCCAGCTCATCAACCGTAAACCCGTTGAACCGGTGCGTCGCCATGATCGAGGCGTCGACCGTGCGGTAGCTGTTGGCCTCCCAGCTGTAGGAGAGCTCACGCACGCGCGAGCCCTGGGCTTGTACGTACAGGATCGAGCCCGTCGTGACCACCGGCTGCACGTTGGCGGCACCGGCGTAGCCCTGCGGCTTGATCGTCACGCTGGTGGGCGTGATGGCCGGGGCGTTGTCGGAGTAGATGCGGAACTCTCCGCCGGCGGTGAACGCGATCAGGTCCGAGAGCGCCACCAGGTGGCGGATCTGGTTGTACTGGCTCGAAGCAATGCGCAGCTCCATGGCGTCGGCCTCGCGCGAGGGGATCGAGCTCGTCAGGTTCGACTCGGTGCCGGTGCGCGTGGCCCACAGCACCTGGGGCTTGGTGTTGGTGCCGGCAAACCAGCGGCGCTGCTCGTGGTAGGTGGTGGCGGCCGGGTAGTCGTTGGTGCCGGCGTTCAGCGCGATGATGTCCTCGGGCGGGGAGGCGCTGGTGTCGGGCAGCACGTTGTCGTCGATGATCGAGAGCTCGGGGATCGAGGCGGTGCCGACCACCGCGTTGTCGGTCGAGTCGGTGACCGACTCGTAGGTGAACGTGCTGGCGCCGGTGACGGTGATGACCCAGGCGCCGTTCAGGCTTGCGACGCCGGTCGCCTCGATCAACACCAGGTCGTTGTTGGAGAACCCGTGCGCGCTCGAGGTCGTGACGGTCACGGTCTTGTCGCCGGCGCCCGGGCGGTCGATGGTGCTGATCGTCTTGGTGACGACGCCGGTGTTGGGTCGGGCCTGGCCGATGTAGCCGTAGATGCCGCCGCGGAGCTTGTAGGCGTTGTAGCGCGTCGCCCCGCCCACGGCCGACCAGGTGATGGTGTTGTAGTTGCCGGCGAGCGTGAGGTTGTTGGAGACGGCCTTGGGGGTCGAGGGCAGCGACTCGGTGACCCCGTCGGCGCCCACGGTGGTGACCACGTACTTTTGCGTGGTCAGGTTCTGGTTTTGCGCGACGGTCGCGGTGACCGTGATCGTGGGCGCGTTGGTGGGGGCGGCAAAGGACAGCGTCGACAGCGTCCAGGTGGTGGCGCCCAAGCGCTTCAACTCGCGCGTGGCGTAGCTCGGGTGCGTGATCGTGATCACGTCCGCCGACTGCGTGTAGTGCAGGTCGAACAGGTCGGCGCCGCTGAACGGGCTCGGGATCTGGTACTCGCCCGTGGCCGGCAGTGCGTACCAGCGGCCCGCGGCCAAGTCGGTCGCAAAGGTGCCCGAGGTGTGCGCGGTCACGCAGTAGTACTTGGTGCCGCCTTGCAGCACCAGGGCGCCGACCGCGTAGACCGTGGCCGTCAACCAGGCGGCGGGCGTGGGCGAGAGCAGTGTGGCGCCGTTGATGTGAAAGCGAATGTATTGGTGCCCAAACTCGAGCACCGCGGTCTGGCTGGCGCTGAAGGTGAACGGGATCAGGCGCACGCGCTGCGCCGAGTTGCCGGCGGCGCGAATGAACTCGAACCCCGGCCGGCGCGTGGCGGGCCCGTGCGGGAGCGTGATGAAGTTGCGCGCCAGGGCGAGGCCCGTCTGGTACTTGGTCAGGTCTAGGCGCCCGGCAAGCTCGGGCGTGATCTCACCGCCGGCAAACGATCGCAGCAGGAACTTCGTGCTCATGCGCGCACCGACAAGATGGTGGACTGCGGCAGGTTGTCGGCGCTCGAGGCGTTGGCGCTTGCGGTCGCCGACACGTCCGCCAGGCTCATGGCGCGTTGGCGCATGGCATCACCGACGCGAATGCCCTCGTTGCCCTTGATGATGGGGCCGGCGAGATACGAGCTCAGCAAATAGGAGAACGAGCTCGTGAACGAGGCCGGGAACTTGGTCGAGTCGGTCACGTCTTGCACGTAGACCAGCACCGCGTCGGGCTCGTTGGTCAGGATCACCTGGCCCTCGATGTCAAAGGGCGCGCTGTCGCGGTCGTCGGTGTGGGGCTCGACCACCAGGTCCTGCGTGAACACCGTGATCGCGATCGAGGGTCGCAGGATGCGCAGCGCCCGCAGGCAGTCGGCGGGCTTGACGTAGGCGTAAGCCCAGATGGTGCTCGGGTTGGTGGTTTGCGCGAGCTGGGCGCGCTTGAGCGAGAAGGCCCAGTTGCCGGGCTCGAGCATCTCGGTGCGCGCAACGTCGTAGAACGTCGCGCAGTGGCCGGCCTCGACCGAGCCGTCGGGCGGGCTGATGGAGGAGACGCGCGCCTCGGAGCCGATGTGGCTCAGGGCCATGTTGCAGATTTGGACGTCAGAAGCCATTCGATTCTCCAGATGCCGGCAGTGTAGGTGGCACGTTTGCGACCACGGACACGCAACAAAAAGGGCACCCGTTGTGCGGGTGCCCTTCCGGTGCTATCAGCGACCGCCGATCAGGCCAGGTCGGCCTTTTCGCTGTGGGCTTGGACGAAGGTTTTGGCTTCTTCCTTGCCCGCCTGCGACAGTGCGCGCGGGGTCTCGCGCGAGGCCTTGGCCGGCTTGACGACGGCCTTGGCTTCGGGCGAGGCGACCTTGGCGAACCAGGACGCCCGGTAGCCCTCGGGCACCTCTAACGTGTCCCCCTTGCGCACGCGGGAACCGTTGTAGAAGGCTGAGGTGATGGCGATCACTTTCATGCACTCACCTCATCAGGCCTGGTACGGCGCGTCGTAGCTCTTCCACTTCGACACGTCGTGCGTCAGGAAGGCGTTGATCTTGCCGGCGGTGACGGTGGTGGTCGCGATGACGGCCTGCACGGCCAGGTAGCGCTCGTAGGCCTGGCCTTCCATCGGCAGCGCCACGAT